GACATTCAAAGAGAGTTTGGATATGATAATAGTACAATAGTAAAAGCCTGTAAAGGTAAATACAAAACCGCATATGGTTATAAATGGCAATATGCTATTTTATAATAAAACTTTTGAACACTAAAGAAATTGTGACGAAGTAAAGTAAAAAGGAGATTAACATGGCACTTACAAGAAAATTTTTAACGGCGCTTGGAATTGAGCCGGACAAGATTGATGAGATCATCAATGCACATTCCGAAACGGTAGACGGATTGAAGAGCGAGATCAATGGCTTAAAGGAAAAAGCCGGTGATTACGAAGCTCTCAAGACCGAGTTGGACAAGGCAAATGAGAAGCTTAAAGAGTACGGCAAGGAGGACACATACAAGGTTAAGTATGATGCCTTAAAAGAGGATTTCGATAACTATAAAAAGGGTATCGAAACCGAAAAGACCAACAACGCCAAGTCTTTGGCTTACAAGAATTTGCTCAAGGAGATAGGTATTGCGGATAAACGCATCGATGCCGTTGCGAAGCTTGCAGAGCTCGACAAGATCAAGCTCGACAAAGATGGAAAGATCGATGGCGTTGATGAGCTTAAAAAGGCTTTGTCCGAAGAATGGGCAGACTTTATCGTTAAAGATGGCAAACAGGGTGCCGAAACACAGACACCGCCCGGCAGTAATGGTGGCGTAAAGACCAAAAAGGAAATTATGGAGATCAAAAACACCACAGAACGCCAACAGGCTTGGGCAGAATACATCAAAAATGGAGGTAATTAATTATGGCTACACCTACAAACGTTGAATCATTCAGCAATCCTCGTGATCAGTTGCCTAACTCTTTCGTTAACGTAACTGCAAGAGAAAAAGATTTTGTAAGCAGATTTGGAGCAAATTGGGATGCTCTCCGTGAAGTCCTTGGTATCACAGATCCCGTCAAGAAAGAAGCCGGTACAAAGCTTGTTTCTTACACCGCAAAGGTTGATCTTGAGAGTGGTGCCGTTGATCCCGGTAACGTTATCCCTTACTCCAAGGCAACAGTAACACAGATCGCTCATGCAGACCTTGCGATCAAGAAGTACGCTAAAGCCGTACCTGTTGAGGATGTTGATAAGTATGGTGCGAAGATCGCCGTACAAAAGACAGATGATGCTTTCCTCAATGAGTTACAGGGCGTTGTCCTTGATGACTTTTACGAGACACTCACCGATGACACATACGCAATGACCGGCACAGAGACAACTTTCCAAAAGGCAGTTGCAATGGCGATCGGTAAGGTGAGAGACAAGTTTAAGAAGATGCGCAAGAACATTTCGAGCGTTGTTGTGTTCGTTAACACACTCGATGTTTACGAGTATCTTGGAACCGCTGACATCTCAATTCAGAGCCTTTTCGGTATCGATTATGTGCAGAATTTCCTTGGCGCACAGGCAATGATCATCTCATCCGAGATCGAACAGGGTACGGTTATCGCTATTCCCTCGGACAACCTCGTGCTCTACTACATCGATCCCTCGACTCAATTTGAGGATCTCGGTCTTATTTACACCACAGACGGAGACACCAATCTCATTGGCTTCCATGCCGAGGGCAACTACAACACCGCCGTTGGTGCGTCCTTTGCTATCATGGGCATGAAGCTTTGGTATGAATACGCTGATGGCGTAGCGATCGAAACCATTGACTCAAACCCTTGATAGGTCTCACCGTTGAGTCCGAAGCGGATGAGACCACATTTCCTTGGACGGACAAAACACCCGGAGATTTCCAAAGCGATGTGAGCGTGGTTGGTGACAAGATCACAGGTACACTCAAGTTTATCGATGGTGGATTATCGCCGAGTGGTTATCTTTCCGGCGATGGATATTTCTTGGCGCTCAAGTGGAGTGATCCCGATGAGGAAGTAACAAGCCTTAAAGTTGGATTGCAACCGAGTGAGGGTGCCGGACTTATCGAGTGCATTGATGATACTGACCGTAACGGTGTGTTTAAGATCACAAGCGTGGATCAAAAGCTCATCGTATGGCAGAAGAGCGCAACCAAGTCCAATAAACAAGTATTTGACCTTACAGGGTTAACGCTTGATGATGAGGGAGTATAAGTATGTACAGAGTTGTAGTGAGTTTTAAGGACTTACAGGATAATGGGTATAGGTACCAAGTGGGGGATACATTCCCCCACGAGGGCTTAAAGGTGTCTGATGAGCGCATTGATGAGCTCTTGACGGATAAAAACCGCAGACACACACCCATGATCGTTGAGGAGGTAGTTACCGAAGTGGTTGAGGAGACGGTTACCGAAACGGAACCCGTTGACATCCCGAAGGTAACAGAGGAAAAGCCCAAGAGAAAAGGGAGAAAGAAAGCCGATGTTAACTGAAATTTGCCAAGAAATCCGAAATTGGTTTGATCGTGATACTCCGCATTTCCACGGAGCTTTTGAGATCGTAGATGGAAAGATTAGTGATGCAGATGTTGTTGATGCGCTCAAGGAAAATCAATATTTTCGTATTGCCGGGAGCGTGTTCAATGACGGTGTGTACAAGAACACAAATGATCTGAATCTGATCGATGAGGCTTTTGTCGGATCCGTCACTTTGATGGCGGTACCCAAAGCCTTTGCTGATCTTGCCAACGAGATCAAAGCATGGCAAACCAACAACGGAGCGCAAGCATCGAGCCTGTATACGTCCGAATCTTTCGGCGGATACTCCTATACCAAAGCCACTAAATCAAGTGGTAGCGGAGCCGGGGCAAACCTTTCTTGGAAAGATGCTTTTGCATCTCGCTTGAACGCATGGAGGAAGATATGAGTCTACTGACAGAGGCAATGGAAGATTGCACTATGATTGATAAGACCACAACGCCCGATGGATACGGTGGTTTTACCACGTCATGGGTTGACGGTGCACCATTCACATGTGCGGTAGTGCTCGATAACTCTATTGAGGCGAGAACGGCAGAAAAAGCCGGAGTTACGGCTCTCTACACAGTTACAACCAATAAAAACATTAACTTGCAATACCATGATGTTTTTAGGCGTGAAAAAGACGGTAAGATATTCCGTATTACATCGGATGGTGATGATGATCACACACCCGATAGTGCCACGTTAAACATGCGCCAAGTCACGGCAGAGGAGTGGGCGTTGACATGAACAGAGAACAAGCTTTAAACGATTTTTGGAATAGTTTTGGATTAACCGCATATGATGAGAGCACCGTCCCGGATGATGCGACACTCCCGTATATCACATATGGTGTGAGTGTGGATGATTTTGACCATCCTGTTAGTGTTACCGCATCAATTTGGGATAGAGGTACATCATGGAGCTTGATAACCCAAAAGCTCAACGTAATCGCTGAACGCATTGGCATCGGTGGGGTGAATATCCCACACGATACAGGCGTTATGTGGCTTAAAAAAGGCTCTCCGTTTGCTCAACGTGTTGCTGATGAAGATCGTACAATAAGGCGTATTTACATGAACATCGAAATAGAATTTATCAATTAAGGAGGAAAGAGATATGGGTATGAAATTCACACAGATCCCCACAACGGCATTTGAGAATATACAACTTAATGCCGGGATCCTTTTAGACGGATTTACACCGTCAACAGGTGTGATCGGTAACCTCCTTGGTGCAACCACAGGTGGTGTTAATTTTACCGATACGGTAGAATATACCGATTTCGGTGAGGACATTGACAATTGTCCGAAAAACATGAAAGAGCTCAAAAAGATCGACTCACGTGAGGTTAAGATGGGTGGAACATTTATTACACTCTCCGTATCAACGGCTAAATTGCTTGTTGGTGCCGGTGACATCGATGCGAGTGATGCCACACACATCATCCCTCGTGATGAGCTTGTGGATACAGATTTTGACGATATTTGGTGGGTTGGAGATTACTCCGACAAGAACACCGGGAATAACGCCGGATTTGTTGCGATCCATTTGCGTAATGCTCTTAACACCGCCGGTTTCCAAATCCAAAGTGGTGACAAGGCTAAAGGTCAATTTGCCTTTGAATTTACAGGGCATTACTCAATTGATGCACAAGACACAGTACCTTACGAGATTTACGTTAAAGAGGGTACAACTTGATTTGATGGGAGGATTAAAAAATGAAAAAGTTGTCTGATTACAAAGGCGATGATGCCATACTCTTATGGGGAGATCTGCTTGAGCCCATAACGGCGATCTTGAGTGATAAAAATGTTGCTCAAGTGGTCAAAAGCGGTAAATCAAAGATATTTATTGCAAAAGAGATCCTCACATCACATAAAAGTGAGATGCTTCAAGTTTTGCAACGCATCGATGATACACCCGTTGACGGTCTCAACCTCCTGTTAAGGGTTGGGGAGTTGCTTACAGAGCTCGGTGAATCCGAGGAGATGAGATCTTTTTTCGGGTTTGCGGAGCGAGTAGAGACGGACAACGGATCTTTTGGCTCTGTTACGGAGAGTACAGAGGAAAAAGAGAATTAAAGCCTTTCATGCGGTATGTCGAAGCACGGATTGAAGAAAATTACCGTGATGAGGCATACCGCATTTATGTTACAAAATCCTTACAACTCGCTCCAAGAGGTGAGAGCCTCGTGGCAAGTTACAATGATATAATTAACCCTAAAAAACAAGACACACGTACAGGCGATGAGATTGCAAGAGATATAATCTCACGTGCCGGATTGAGGTTAGAATGAATGTATTTGAATTATTCGCCAAGATTGGCTTGGACACAAGTGAATACGATAAGGGCTTGGATGATAGCGAGAAAAAAGCATCATCTTTTGGCTCTAAACTCGGCGGTGTTTTAAAAGGTGGTGCAAAGACTCTCGGTGCCGGATTAGCCGTTGTTGGTAGTGGCGTTGTGGCATTAACCGCAGACATGCAAAAGAATGTGAGCGAATTAGCTCAATACGGCGATAACATCGACAAATCAAGCCAAAAGTTAGGTGTGTCCTCGAAATTCTACCAAGAGTGGGAGGCAGTTATGCAACACTCGGGTACAAGCATGGGGAACATGACCGCAACGTTTAAAACGTTATCAAGTGCGGTACAAAACACATCTAACGAACAAGCAGAAGCGTTCGAAAAGCTTGGATTGTCACTTGATGATTTAGCCGGGATGAACACCGAGGAGGTGTTCACGTCCGTAATCTATGCCTTACAGGATATGGAAGAGGGCACGGAACGCACCGCATTAGCATCCACGTTGCTCGGTAGAGGCGCAATGGAGATGGGAGCACTCCTTAACACATCGGCAGAGGACACCCAAAAAATGATTGACACCGTTAACGAGCTTGGTGGTGTGTTGTCTGATGAAGCCGTTAAAGATTCTGCAAAGTACCAAGACACGTTACAGGATATGCAGACATCAATAACAGGTCTCAAAAACAACATGATTGCTAATTTCCTCCCGTCTGTAACAATGGTTATGGATGGTTTAACGGCGATCTTTTCCGGGGATGATAGTGGGCTCGGTAAGATTAACGAGGGCGTTGACGATTTCGTTGGTAACCTCGCTGATAAATTACCGCAAATCTTAACCACAGGTACAAAGATCGTTGAGAGCATCGCAACCGCAATCATCGAAAATATCCCTAAACTCGTTGATACGGCTACGCAGATAGTGCTTGAGCTCGGTACATTTATCATTCAAAACCTCCCGATGCTCGTGGAAACGGCTTTACAGGTCATTTTAAGCCTTGCCAATGGTATTGCCGAGGCTCTACCAACGTTGATCCCGACAATTGTTGATGTTATTTTGAGCATCGTGGAGACGTTGGTTGATAATGCGGATCTCCTCGTTGATGGTGCGATTGCACTCATTTTGGGGTTGACGGAGGGAATTATCAACGCCATACCGCTACTCATAGAAAAGATGCCGGAGATTGTCATTAAAATGGTTGAAGCGATCATTGAAAATGCACCTAAACTTTTAAAAGCCGGATTAGAGCTCATTGTGCAACTCATCATTGGTATTGCTAATGCTCTTATTAAGCTTTATGAAGTTGGAAAAGACATCATTGAAAAGGTTAAGGGTGGAATTAGCGCCGGGTTTGCCAAGCTCAAAGAACGTGGAGCCGAGATAATCAGCGTGATTAAAAACGGTATCATGGAAAAGATTGAACAGGCTAAAACGTGGGGCAAAGACTTAATTGATAACTTTGTACAGGGTATCAAGGATAAAATTGGAGCCGTTAAGGATGCCGTTACAGGCGTAGCCGATAAGATTAAATCATTCCTTGGCTTCTCCGAGCCCGAAGCCGGACCACTTTCAAATTTCCACACGTATGCACCCGATATGATGAAACTCTTTGCACAGGGTATCAAGGATAACGAGGATCTCGTTACAGACCAAATCGAAAAATCCTTTGATTTTGGTGATCGCACGATTAAAGCCGTTACAGAAACAGACTCATTGGCAACAACGAGTGTTGGATCCCGTGGTGATTTGGTTGGTGCACTCACCGAAGCATTTAAAGAGGCTCTCGATGATTTTGAGATCGATTGGAATGGCAGAGAATTAGGGAGGTTAATACAAAGATATGCTTGATAAATTAACATACATTAACCACTTAAATGAGTCTGTGGTCTTTGGCGAAAACCACATCTTAATTGATAAGAATGATGTGCGTGATTACGAGTGGGGATATAATTCCCAATACAACAAAATCACAGGCTTTAAGAGATCAACAAGTAAAAAAACACTCCCGGTGCTCGTTTATGGTGAGGACAGAAATGTCCTTGCCAACAGGCTTTTTGAGATCATTGAAAAAGATGTGCTCGCTAATAAGCCGGGAAAACTGTATGCCGGTGATTACTACCTTACAGGATACTTTTACGCATCGAAAAAGACCGATTACAACGATAAAAGATTTTTAAAGGTTGGATTAACTTTTGTCACTACTCAAAACAAGTGGATTAACTCCAAGTCATATGTGTTTAGGTCTTATGACACGCCCGAAGCGGAAAGCGGATTTGACTACCCGTTTGACTATCCCTTTGATTATGGCTCACCGATAAGCACACAAGAACTCATCAATCAAGGTTTTGTACCGTCAAATTTTATTATCACCATATATGGTGTTGTTGAAAATCCCACCGTTACAATCGGAGGTGATGTACACAAGGTTAATGTGGAGCTTGGATCCAACGAATATTTGACGATTGATAGCGTGAATAAGGCCATCGTTAAAACCGCACGTAATGGGGCTAAAATCAATGAGTTTAAGAGCCGTGATCTTGAGCATTATATCTTTGAAAAGATAAAAAGCGGTAGTAATACCGTGGTCATTAATCCACCCTGTAATGTGGATATAACCGTGCTCGAAGAAAGGAGCGAACCGGCATGGACATAACCATCATGGATAAAAACCTTATTGATATGGGTGTGGTACAGGATGCTCCGTTTGACTACGAGAGTAGCGTTGACGGTAAAAAGTGTACATTTCAGCTTACAACATTAATTGATGAGGATATGGTTGAACTTGCTGATTATTTCTACATCGAAAACACCGAGTATGGTGGGCGTGTCGATGTTCAAAAAATTGACACGGGCAAGGGCGTGATTACATCATCTGGGAGAACGTGGAGAGGGATCCTTGATAGTAAGGTGATCACACCCGATCCCGGTGATGATTACTATGAGGTTACAGGTGATTTAAATTACATCATCGGTCAAGTCATTGCCAAAGTCGGGTTAACCTCCTTGTTTGAAGCAGACAACATCGAGACAATCACAATAACTTATAAATTTGGTAGATATGTTACGGCATATTATGGTATAATCAAGATGTTAGCAGAGCAAGGTTACAAACTCTCGCTCGTTTGGGCGCATGGTAAAGTGGTGCTCAAGGCGATTGAAATCACAGATTATAGCGATGAGAGCGAGTTAACAAGCGATCTTTTTGATTTTATCATACAGAAAAACACGGCTCCTGTTAATCACATGATTGGACTTGGTTCCGGGGAATTATCCCAAAGGCTTGTTGTAAATAAGTACATACAAGCGGATGGATCCATCGGTGACACGCAATATTACTTTGGGCTTGATGAGATTGTTGAAGTGCTCGACAACCCAAATGCCGAATCACTCGAAGAATTAGAGCTTAACACGATTGATGCTTTGAGTAGGAGCTCTGTGAGTGATAGCATTGACGTTAACACCACAGATGATCTCCAAGCCGATATTGGCGATAAATTTACGGCTTTAGACGTAACCACGGGATTATCTGTAACACAATATGTTACAGATAAGATCGTAAATATTGATAATGACGTAGTTAAAGTAAGCTACGAGATAGGAGATGCGATAAAATGAAGATAATCACAGGTAGCACGGGGACACCACATGTAACAAGTAACAATGCCGGTGAGCTTCATCAAGCTATTTTTGGTGATGGAAACATTGTTTTTGACATCGGTGAGGCTCTTGAGGCAACGTTGGTTGATAACAATAACATCACCATCGGTGATGGAGATTTGATGATCCAAGGCAGACACGCATTAATTGAGCCCGGATTGACGGAAAACGTTGAAATCGACACGGGTGCTCTTGGTGTTAATCGCCATGATCTCATCGTGGCACGTTATGAGCTCGATAGCGGAACGGGACACGAAAGCATCACGTTACAGGTCATCAAAGGTACAGAAAGTAGCGGTGAGGCATCCGATCCCACGTATAACACGGGTGACATCCGTACAGGCTCAACAATCGTTGATTTCCCCCTGTATAGGGTTGTAATGACGGGTATAAATATAACAAGTGTAGTGGCTCTTTTTACACCCATGAGCGGTATATCTGCCGACAAAGTTGGTGAGGGGACGTTTGGAGGAGTAGTTAAAGCTAACTCAAACGCCGTACAAAATCTCACCATGAGCATGGTAAGAAATATTACAATTTCCACCACTTCGATTGAGGAGGGTGACCCCTTACCAACTGGTGAAATATATCTTTACATCGAGTAGGAGGTGATCCCATGCCGATAATGGGTGGAATAAGTAACGTTGCTCGTAACCTTAAAGGTATGGTTGGTGTTAACAACGTTGCTCGAAAAATCAAGAAAGGCTTTTATGGCGATGGGAATGGGGTGGCAAGACAGTTTTATAAAAGCACTCTGCCCCCTGTTAAAGTTGCATCTAATGTAACAAGCGGTACTTTTGATATATCTCAATACAGACTTAAAAACACCGATAATTTTATAATTGACGTAAAAAATGGAGATTTGAATTGCGGTCGGACTTTACGAAATGTTTCTATTACTGTAAGTAAATCAATATCGGGAAATACTTTAACGGTAAGCGCAAAAACAATTTGCACATTAGGTGATCTGTATTGGGAAGGTAGTTTTACGTTTGATATTTGGTATATTGAGGATCCAACAAACAGATATTTAGGAAATTCGCCCGTTGATATTACGGGTAAAAGCAACAACATTGTTGATTATGCTTGTGAACCTCAATATTGTAGTGGTTATTCCGCATCGCCAGATTATACGGGTGGCAGGATTTCAAGATCTATATCGGGTAACACGCTTACGGCAACCGCAACGGTATATAGTAGTAGGGATTTAGCTACAAGCAATTCAAAAATTTATTATCTCGCATAATCAAAAGAATGAAAGGAGCAAATTAAAATATGGCAAAAACGATCACTTTTAACAATGGAATACAAGATGTGACGTTGACGGTTGAGGATGTTTTTCCGTCCCGGGAAGATGGACAAAATGTGCTCAAAGTCATCATAGCAGAAAAAAATCACACATACGATGAGGTGTGTGAGCTTAAAAAGTGTACAAGCGATATTGTGTACACCGTTGATGGAGAGGTTAAAGCCGAGTATAAAGGATACACCTGTGGTGAAGATGGTTTTAAACTCCGTTACGATAGCACAAAGACGTTTTACATCGGTGTCTGCCAACATTCGGCTATTGATGATCGTGTTGATGATCTCGATCACGAACACGCCGACAGTATCCTTGTACTCATTGAAGCCATACTCGATTTGAGTTTGGAAATAGAAGAATTGACGAAAGGAGTGTGATACCATGAGTAGACTTTTTAACACTATCAAGAGGTACTATAACAAGGGTTGGTACACCAAAGAGGATGTGGCATCATTTGTTATGGTAGGGTTGCTTTCTCCGTTGGAGTATGAGCAGATCGTTGGAGAACCTTTCCCCACAGAGTAAGCGGTCTTAATTCTCACGGGGTTTAAAGCCCCGTGAGAATTACTTTAAGGAGACGTTATGAAAAAAATTAAAACTATGACAAAATTTGTCATAACTTCATATGTGTTGATTATACTTTTCACAATAACGTGCTTTGTGGCTACGTTTCTTGAGAAGCCACTCTCGGATGCCTTAATTGTAAGTTTTTATGGCACATTCGCCGGTGAGTTGATTGGCTTACTCGTCAAGAAGATTTTTGGGATGAAAAAGGAGGAATAAATGGCTTGCATGACGTTTAAGAGTTGCGACAAATGTTATTGGTGTAGATTGAATTACAAGTGGGGAGAGAGAAAGCTGAATAAATGCAGACTATTCACATCAAAGAAGTTCAATCACCCAAAGCTCCACGGGTGGTTGTGTAAACACTTTTGTAGATTTAAGGAGGGTGTAAAACATGAGGCACGATAAGAAAACCATGAATTTTCAGCGTAAGACACTCGCTTTAATGGGTGTTTTACTTCCCATCCTCGCACCTCTTATGGGATTTATTGCTTATGACAAAAACGGATCCGAGTTTTGGTATTCCATATCAGCTACGTTTTATGCCACATCAAACATCTTTATGATCGGGACATTGGCGATTTTTGCTTTTTTCTTGTTTACTTACAAGGGATATGACATTGGTGATAACGTGACCTGTAGCTTTTCTGCATTTATGGCACTTGGGATTTTGATTTTTCCTTGTGATTGTTCGTTGGCAGATAAAACTACAGGTGTGCTCAATATGCCGACACCTGTAAGTCATGTGGTGCATTGCATCGTTGCCGGATTGCTCTTTGCATCATTTGCCTATATGATTGGATTCCGATTCACCAAACATGCAAATTACGTAGCGTGGACACCAAAAAAGCTTAAACGTAATGATATTTACATAATTTGTGCCTTAATCATTGCAATCGGTATGGTATCACAGGTTATTACTTCTTTAATTGGTATTAAATGGATGACCATTGTTAATGAGGCTGTTATGCTTTGGGCGTTTTCATTTGCATGGGCGGTTAAAGCAGATTGTTTTAAGAGATGGATAGATAATGAATGAATTTAAACCGAGGTTAACGGCTCCCGAAGCCGATAATAAAAACTATTTCAGCAAAGAAAACCCCTACGTTAGAGATGGATATCCGATGCCAAATTGCACTCCCTACGGAATGGGACGCTTCCATGAGGCTCACGGGATATGGCTTCCCTGCCGGCATAATGCGGAGGATTGGGTTAAAGAAGCAGAAGCAAAAGGTTTTGAGATCTCTAATACACCTGTTCTTGGCTCGATTGCGGTTTGGAAAGTCGGAAAGATCGGAGACGGAAATGATGGAGCCGGACACGTTTGCTCTGTGGAAATATTAAAGACAAATTTAGACTTCACAGGAAGTAACTCCGGGTGGTTTGAAACAAAGTACGCTGACATCACACAAGATCCAAAATATAAAAAACTTTTCTTTTATTTGCAAACTTTCAAAGCATCCAACGGCTACGCTTGGACAGGAAGCACAGGGAAGAAATACGAGCTTGTCGGCTTCATCTTGCCGAAGAAAAAAGACATTGAGCCGAGAGGTATTTACAAAACCACAGGCTCATTACATTTGAGGAGTGATGCCGGGAAAGGAAACAAGAGCCTTTTGGTTATGCCAAAGGGATCCGAATTTGTTTCAAACGGATCATTTAAACTTGTTGATGGGGTTAAATGGTTAAACGGGCAATATAAAGGTATAAATGGTTGGGCAAGCGAAAAGTATTTGAAAAAAGGTTGAATTTAGTATACAATGGTTATAACAATAAACCATAAGGAGCGATATAACATGGATAACGAGAAATTATATGCGACAGTATCGCAACATGATACTCAAATTAAAAACTTGGAGAGACGTATGGCAGATGTTGAAGAAATGCAAAAACAAATTGTAGATCTCACCATATCTACCAAAGAGCTTGCCATGTCAGTTAAAAACATGACCGAAGAACAGAAAGAACAGGGTGACAGGATTAAAGCTCTTGAGCTCAAACCCATCAAGCTTTGGGAGACCATTGTTGGTACTATAGTCACCGGCATCGTTGGAGCTATCCTTGGTGCTATCATCGCTATGATTGCGAGGTGACGGGATGGAAAATAATAGTGTACCTTTTCTCGTTTTTGAAAGTGTTATATCACGGCTTGAGCTCACCATTAAGCGCCTGTGGGTGATATGCTTAATCCTCATCATGTTACTGTTTGCATCCAACGTTGGTTGGCTCTTATATGAGAGTCAATTCGAAGATGTGAAGATCACGCAAGAATCTGATACAGGTAGTAATAGTTTCATTGGACACGATGGAGATATAATCTATGGCGAAGCAGACGATAAAAATTAGGCGTAAGAAAACAGGTGGAAACTCCGGGTATCGTAAGTGTAACATGTGCCACGGCACCGGGAGGGTTAAAGTGAAAAAATGATAGAATACACCAATAGCGAAATCTCACAACTCATTGATGAGATGATTCACAATGAAAGGGATAGAGCCATTTTGAAACGCCGTTTAATCGATGGTATCTGCTACGAGCCATTGAGCGAAGAATTTGGGCTATCACCAAAACAAGTTAGAAACATTGTACACAAGTCAGAAATTAAACTCTTCAAACACTTACCGTAATCTTCCTCAAAATTACCTCTTAAATGTATGTTTAAGAGGTAATTTTTTATTTAAAATTAACACTATGAAAGGAGATAAAGTGATGGGATACCTTAAAGTTAATCCGAACCCCTGTGGATCTTATGTTGGGGATTGTGTAGTGAGAGCTATATCTTTGGCTCTTGACCAAAGTTGGTCAAAAACCTATTTGGAATTAGCCATAACAGGTCTAATGTTATGTGATATGCCAAGCTCTAATAGGGTTTGGGGTGAATATTTACGATCAAAGGGTTATCACCGTCACATGATCCCGGATATGTGTCCCGAGTGCTATACACTTAAAGACTTTTGCGGTGAGTTTTTTAATGGGACGTATATTGTTGGAACGGGTACACATGCGGTATGTGTTAAAGATGGGGTACTAATGGACTCTTGGGATAGCGAGGATGAGGCTCCATTATATTATTGGTCAAAGGAGGATTAAAAAATGTATTACCCACCGTTTTATCAGCCACAACAGGCACCTCAACAGTTGCCCCAACAATCATCTATAAGTAATGGGTTAATACCTGTACCATCGGAGATTGTGGCTCGTAACTATCCCGTTGGATTTGGTCAAAGTGTATCGTTTCGTGATGAAAATCTGCCTTTTCTTTACACTAAAACAATGGGATTTTCTCAACTTGAACCTCCTAAATTTGAAAAATATAGGTTGGTCAAAGAAGAAACAAATACACCTCAAACAGAGCCTCCTAAAAGTGAGGTAGTAAATTCTACAAGTGATAATAACCAAAGCGAAATAAAGGCAATTTGGAGCGAAATAGAGGGTATTAAGAACGATGTTAAAACCTTACGTGAAAACATTAAGGAGGGTGCATGATTAACACGAACATTTTAAACCTTTATAATCAATTGAGGTCTAATCCTATGGGGTTGATCCGTAGCCGTTTTAATCTCCCGGATAGCGTTGGAAACAACCCACAAGACATCATCCAACATTTATTAAATAGTGGACAGGTGACACAAGAACAGGTCAACAACGCCATGCAAATGCGAAACAATCCAATGATTCAACAATTATTTGGCAGAAAATAATAATGATATTAGGGCGAGTGCGCATAAGCCTTGATATAAACCGACTCATCAATTTTGATGAATCGAAACCGGGTGCTCAAAGTTGAGCACTCGCTACCCTAAAATATTTATAGGAGGTAAAAATTATGGCTTTAACAGATGAAAGCGGAAACGGAATGGTTATGCCCGTAGCCCCCATGTACGGTGGCAATAACGGCGGTGGCTTTGGCGGTTTCGGCGGAGATGGTTGGGGATGGATTATCCTTTTACTCTTAATCGCCGGAGGCGGTTGGGGTAATGGATTTGGTGGCAACGGTGGAGGTGGCTACGGTGTTAACGGTCTCTATCCTTGGCTCAATCAGAGCAATCAGATCAATGACGGATTCCGTGATCAGATGATCAATGACAATGTGACATCCATCCGTGATGGTGTACACTCTCTCCAAACACAGTTGTGTCAATGTTGCGGTGATACGCAGATGGCTCTTGCTAACGGTTTTGCCGATGTTGAACAGGGTGCAAACGCACGTCAGATGGCGAACATGCAACAGATGTTTGGATTGTCCACCCAATTCGCTGATTGTTGTTGCGAAAACCGTCTTGGAATCGCTAACCTCAATGCTACAATTGCCAAAGAGGGTTGCGCTGATCGTGAAGCGCTTAATTATGCGACAAGAGACATCATCGCATCACAGACCGCCGGAACACAGAGGATTCTTGATCAGATCTGCCAAGATAAGATCGATGCCAAAAATGAAAAGATCCTTGAGCTTCAAAATGCTCTCAACATGGCTACGCTCCGTGAGTCACAGGTTGCGCAGAACGCATTTATTTCACAGGGCTTTGCTAACGAGATTGATGCTCTGTACAACAGGCTGAATAACTGCCCTGTACCCACAACACCCGTATATGGTCGCACACCCATCTTTACGTGCAATCAGAACAACGGATGCGGTTGCGGATGTGGTAACAACTTTTAGGAGGTGATCACATGGCAGAGTTTACAAATAACTCCGTGCAATCCGTTGCACCCGGTCAGCCTGTTCCTTTGGTGACAACTATTGGTTGTCCCAAGGGTTATGTATACCACAGAAATGGTAGTGGTATTGTAACTCTCCGTGGAATTACTTCCAATTGCTTTGCGAGATACCAAGTAACATTTAATGGCAATATTGCCATTCCCGATACCGGTACGGTTGGCGCTATAAGCGTGGCACTCGCTCTTGATGGTGAGCCTTTGCTCACAAGCAGAGCGATTGTAACGCCTACGGCAACGGCAGAAAATCCCCCCACACAGGCTAATTTCTTTAATGTAACCTCAACGGCGATCATTAACGTACCCAAGGGATGTTGCTTTAACGTGAGTGTTGAAAATACAAGTGAAAGTGCAACACCGGCAACAACACCGGCTCCCACAATCCTTGTACAAAACGCTAACATGACAGTATCACGCATAGCGTAGAAAGGAGGTTATCATGGACAAACTGATAAATTACGTTTGCGATGAGCTCGAAGAGCTTGAACGTAAAGCAGACAAGGGAAACAAATTGTCAATGGCAGAATTACAGTATGCTGACACTTTGGCACACCTCAAGAAAAACATCTTAACGTCCGATGCTATGATGGAGGATGGAGAGTATAGCAATGAGGGTGGTTCATACGCTCGTGGGCGTGGATCCAATGCTCGGAGAGATAGCCGTGGAAGATACTCCAACGAGGGTGGTTCTTATCGTGGCGGTATGTACGCACGTGAGAACCGTGGTGGACGTGATGGCTATTCCCAGGAAGATGCCAAAGAGGACATGATCATGCAACTCCATGACATGGAGAGAGATGCCGATGAGGAATCGAAACGCATGATTAAAAAGTGGATTAAGCAGATTGAGGAGCAGTAGATGTTTACCAAAGCAGAGCTTGTTGATGCGATTGACGAAATCGAACAAGGCAAACATACAATACAGAATTGCGAAAAATTAGCATCTATTTACACCGTGTTGGATCATATGTATCCATCATCTCAACAGATGGGATATTCGTATGACAACAAGGCAAAAGATGAACCCGATACCGTGGGTGATTACGGAGACTCGCAATTTTTAAAACTTGTAGCCGGGAAACCGCCAAAGAGCACTTGGCGGTTAATTGATGAGCTCGTTGAGGCGGTAGGTGTACTCAATCCTCGTTTGATGGACAGTTTTCTCGATAAAATAAGCACCCTGTAAGGGTGCTTATTTTTTACAAGCCGAAATCATGTAAACGCTTTTTTGCGAGATCAATGTACCATTGCTTGTCGAGCTTCTTTGGTACCTTAACCCCATTAACATCATTGTTTTCGATAAAACATCTATCGGGTGTGTTGCCAAACTTTGCCGGGTTAGTAGTGCGCCTACATTTGAGGATCCTACCATCGGATGTATCACGAGAGGCAAATACACGATAGCACTTGTAATTGTATATCTCGCCGTTATGCTCAACGTATTCGTATTTATTTGAAAGCTTTACGAGCTTTTGAAACATAATGAGATCATCGCATTTATTGATGGTGTCCTCAACAGGGATCTTTTTAACCATGTAATCAACTAACGCTTGGTTAATTATCGGTAGATCAAAATCAAGACGATTTAGCTCTTTAACATATGCTCCCTTACGCTCAACACCTCCATCAAGGTCAATCCAAAGATAGTTGTTAACGTCCTTTTGGTAGATTTCCTGTATTTGGTCTGTTTCGAGACGTATATCACACTTATCGGTGGAGCATCGTGTTTCCCACTCATAGCAAATATCATCAAGCATTTCAAAGGCTTTATATGTATCGGGTATTTGTACAATGAGACCATCCGTGTTAGATTGCACAAGCTTAAATCCCGGTATCACTTCAAGGTGTTCAATGAGATCAAGTAGCATTAACTGTCCATTGATGCACATGATGTTGTTGTTTCTCGGATCATATGCCTTATTATTTTTATCTTTCATAGCTCCCGACAAAGCGTTGAGGATAAGTTTATAGGGTAACTGTGCTTTTTTGTAATGCTTGGCTTCTTCCTTGGTTTCGGCGTGTGTCTGCTTATACTTTAATTGTTTACGGGTGTTATAAACCACCCTAAAGTTATCATTCCGGGCGCTACGTGTTACGAGACCATACGCCAACAACAACGATGGATAGTAATTGTTAACGTCAACATGGTAAAGACCGCCAACATAATGTACAGGCTCACTCTCCGCACCGTGACAACCACCAAATCCAAAGGTATGAGGCACACCGGCAACATTAATCGTTAGCGATGTATTCTTATAAAAATCGTCTTTTTCCGCTTGATTTTTAAACTTTTTTCCGATAAATTGAGCAAACCAATCCTGTACGCATTTATATTTTTCAAGCTTAATACAGGGTAAAAAGTAAAACTCAAACTCATCATCCCAATCATGTTTTTCACAATCGAGAACGTTGGCGGTTAATTGTGCGCTTGTGTTCTCAAGGTTGGTGAGATTCAACTGATCGGGAAAAGCCTGTATTAATCCCATAAATGCGTTAAACGTGTCTATATTTTCTACAAACACATCAAACGTATTGGTGACATCGGAGGTGCAATACTGTATAGTTTCCTCGATCTCTTTTTTGGTCAATTTACGCTTAATATCAAAGGGTACCGATGTTTCTTTGATGTTTTTACCCATGAACCCCTCAAGTGTTTTTAAACCAAAAGATTTTGCACTAAAAACATCATAGTTAATCATTGGTAGCTTGTTAAATTCCCGGGAAATCTGCCACCCATCTTTACCATCAATAATGATGGCATCGGATACCTTTTTAGGATCCAAGCCAAGAATTATTGATTTGTATATGGGCTTATCATAGTGGTTGTTATTGAAACCAACCCAAATGTTATGCACGTTTTTATCGTAAAGTTTGATGAAAGCATCACGATCATTGACGATGGAAAAGACTTTTTTAGATTCAGTATCGATAAAAACCGCAAGAAAATCGTATAAAAACACTTCAAAATCGTAAAAAATCACTATTTTTCCTCCTCTCAAATCAAATATCTCGGGTGAGGATTTGCACCTCACATATACACACTACTTGTATTACAAATAGCGGATTTCTCGCCACCTGTAAACAGGCAACGTACATGGCTTTGTTTTGCCACCGAGAAACACCCCTTGGTGGGATCGAACCACCGCATCCGGGAGATTTAAAGAAAAATGACACAGCGATAATAGGAATCGAACCTATACCAACAGAGTCAAAGTCTGTTGTACTGACCATTATACTATATCGCTTTGTTTTTGCCATCTTCTCTTTGCAGAATCAGAACAATGTTTACGAAATTCATTGGACATTTTTAATCCTCTATTCCAAGCAACTTTACCTAAATTCATCACTTTAAAGTTGTCATTATTCTTTCCATGCAATCTGCTATGTTCATTTCTTGAAAAAATCTCCAAATTATTCAAAGCATTGTTGCGAGTATCTCCATCTATATGATGGAC